ATAAGCTGTTGGTTTTTTATACCCACCCTGATCATCTCTATCCATCTTTCTTGGGTGTGCTACAATAATAAACTTAAGATCATTAACCTGTTCAAATCTCCTTATCTGAGTCAGACACTCTCCTATGTATGTTGTTTCATCTTTACCCTGAAACTTATGGTCTAGCTGATTAAAAGGATCAAGTAAACATCCCTTTATTCCATGTCTTAATACTAAGTGTTTAAATTTAGACAGTATATTATCTAGACTAAAATCATCTTCAGGATAGATAGCGAAAAAATGTTTATTTAAAAACTCAATAGCTTCATGATATTCATGTATTGACATCCTATCTTTTACATCTACATCTGATGTGTTTCCTATATACATCTCTGCAAGAGTGTCAAACAGGTCTCCAACTGGGTAGTTCTCTGGGCTAAAAATACCCCACTTCCAGCCATAAAGAACAGATGAGTTAAGCATAATTTGCATAGCCATCATTGTTTTACCTGAGCCTGGAATACCTGTCCACACATCTAGCTCGGATGTTCTAAGTGTATAGTGATTATCTAATACTTGATATCCTGTAGTTAATCCTTTCTTTTTACCATTATTAAATACACCTATCATATAATCTTGTTCAGATCTTACTGTAAATATACCGTCAACTGGATAAGGTTCAGCATCTTTTAGTATGGTTTCTAAAGCTATCTTACCATGTTCCATTAACATTTGGTTAGCATCTTTAACATCCTCTGGTAGTTTAACTATATAGCACCTCTCTCTACCTATTCTTCTACTAAGTTCTTCAAGTAATACTCTACCATTAGTGTCATTATCTGAACATATATATACCTTTTCTTTATTTTCAAAATATTCCCAACAGTTATCTAGATAAGAAAATTTATTGTCATAATTCTTAGTACCTGGATTAGGTGCTCCATCAGGAACAGATACACAGTTCTCTATACCCACCTCATCTAAAGATAGCTTGTCCATTTCTCCCTCTACTATGTACACTTCATCGTGGTCCTTTATATCATCTAAACCGTAGAATATTTTCTCAGCATCTTTAAATTGTTTAAAATTCTTTTCCCCATCTCTATACTTTACATTAACTAATTCTTCATCTCTAAAGTAGTTAAAGCAAATAGTGTTTCTATGTTCTGATACTTGAGGCATATATTCTTTAGCTTGAGTTACTTTGTTTTTTATTAATATTCTCTGAGATATTCCCCTAGATTTAAACCAGTCCACCATTTCATCTGATAAATCAGTTGAGTTAGTCATTTCTGGTCTAGAGTACTCTATCTCTTTTTCTTTCTTATATGTTTTATACTGGTTTATGATACCACTATCTCCGCAGTGATGACATATATAAGCACCAGTTTCACCATTTATAGCTAGACATTTCTCTTTAGATTTTTTTCTATCTGTAGAACAATTATGGCAGACATGCCTAACTTCTCCTGATGTTTTATTTATTTTTATTCTATCATTATTAAGACTCATTATTTAAATAGATCATTTACATTAAATTCTTGTTTTAGTTTATCTTCTTGTTTTTCTTTTTCATCCTTCCAGTACTCTCCATTGAGCCATGTTAAAGGATTCTTTCTAAATTTTGGATCAGGAGTCTCTTTAGTGTAGGGGACAACAGAGTTTATAATTTTCTGCATGGTCTTCATATTATACTTAAGAAACTTGTCTTGGCATTTCTGCATACCAGTCTTTTTATTGTACAGATCCCAAAATGTTTTAAACATAGCAAGTTTTATTTCTTTATCCTCGTTTGTTTCTATAGGCGATGACATCACTATCATCAAATCTTTAGACTTAAAATGTTTATTTAGGTTGCGAAATATTTGGCTACATTCATCTTCCGTATCATATATAATATCTAAAGGTTTATCGTTGTTCTTCCTAATAATATATAGTATTCTTCCCTCACAAGAAAAACCTGCGATTGAATTACTGTCAATAGATGTATGTTTAGATATTTTTAAATACATAGTTTAGTTTTTTTATATAGAGGGGATGCACCCCCGTACTCCCCCTCCATAAGTGTTAAATTAAAATGGTAAAGCTTCCTCTTTCTTCTCCTTAGAGTTGTTTTGAGGTTCAGGCTTAAACGTATTTATTTTAACATAATGTGTCTTGCCATACTCGTTAGCACCATCTCTGTTTGCTCCCATAGTAAGGTTAATATATTTCTTGCCATTATACTCATACACATGATCTTTTAATTTAGCTAGGTCAATAGTAAAGTTAACAAGTGATCTTCCTTCATCGAAGACCTTTTCTGTACCGCTCCCGCAGTAAATGTTCTCATTATTCATAATAATAAAATTAGTTAGTTAATTAATAAACTTCTCTAAAGCTTCCATTCTACTTTCTATAGTTAGAATTTTATAATGAAAAGACTTTAAAGTTCCTTCGGTGTTTCCGAAGTCAATACCAGTATCGTGTGGATCGTCTATAGTTAAACCATCTACAACTACTTGATATTTTTCTTTGTAAGATTCATCCCACTTAAGATCTACAGTGTGCATATTTAAAGCATGCATTACAGAAGTGTGATTCTTATATCCTATTCGTTCAGCTATTTCTTCTAGCCTATAATCTAGCTTAGTATACATCATGTAGCATAACACATTTCTTGGTTGCACAAACCTTCTTTTCCTTCCACCACTAGCCATCATCTGGTTAGGTGTAACTTTAAATGTTTGACTTATTAAAAGAAGTGCGTTACTAAATGACTTATCCCTAAAGCTATTCTTCAATGTTAAATAATTCTCCAAAAGTGTACTCATAATCTTTATTCTTTAAATGTTTTAGTATGTTTTTTCCGTCTCCAACAGAGAACAGGTCAGGGTTTTTAAGATATTTTCTGACTGTAGGTATAGATAATCCTGTTATATCCCCAACCTTGTTCTTTGTTACTTTACTTTGTTTTAATGTTTTAAATAATTTACTCATAGTTTTAAATTTTATAATGTTCCTAAATAAGTGTGTTCGTATGGATCTTGTACTTTATCTATAAAGTAGTGCTTGTAGGTGTTTAATAGTTGTGCATACTTTTGTCTCCCTTCAGATATAAACTCCTCCCCTGAATAATATATCCCTATATTATATGGTGCATTTTTCTCTATTACTATAAAAATAAAATCATCTGCCTTGAATCCGTCTGAATAAAATGCCGACTGTCTATCGTATCCATATTTATAAGAAGATCCTCTAAAATCATTCATACTAGCACCTTGAGTTGTCTTTATATCTACAAGTATTCTCTTATCTTTATTCCAGTAATCAGCTTTACATTTACATTCAATACCAGTATCTTTATCTTTCCATACAGATACCTGTTCAGCTACTCCACCTGATAAAAGATCCACAGCTTCATGACAAGAGAATAATCTATTCCTCATCCCTATTAGAGACTTATGCTCCACACTAGTTAATATAATGTTGTCTTCATTCTCTTTTACAAACTCCTCATATTCCTCTCTTCCTGCCTTAGTTCTCTTGTTTACATCAGGCTCTTGTATAACATATTGATCAAACTTTTCTGGCTCAAGCATACACATATGAAATGCCCTGCCAAAATTCAATGCTTTAGTCTGAGGTCTCAAGCTAGGAAAGTCTCTGTAATGCTGGTATGTAGCTGGACTCCTTTTAATTAATCCTAGTTGCGAGTTAGTTATAAATTTAAAGTCACTGTAGTATGCCTCATCTGAAGCAAACTCCTTTATATACTTACTATACATACTATGATAATTGAGTGTTAATAGTTCTCTCTTGAGCCGAGGTCATTATGTAGTTGCCCATTCTCTCCTTAACAAGATCTCCTTTACCATCTGCTATAGCTTTAAGCATTTCTTCAAACACTTTAGCTGACATCTTCTTCTTGTCAGGAGATTGTTTTTTAATAGCTGTTTCTACCTCATCAGCAGATGCTACTCCTGAGTCAATACCTATACCAAAGTTTGCTAATGCTCTACCCCATGCAGAAGTTTCACAATTCTCCACATAGCTTGTTTTATTAATATAGCTAGATGACTTTTCTTCGTGTGCGTGTCCCGTAGCTTTAGTTACCCAATCAGGATCTATAATAGATGCCTTAACAACTACCATTTCAGAATCAATATGTGTAATTTCAGATGTTAATGTAAAGTTTGGATAGTTATTTCTAAAGTATTTAAGTCTTTCGTTGACTTCTACATACTCTCTTCCTTTTATCTTTATTGTTTTTAGTTTATTCATTTCAATTTAATTTAAATAGTTAGTAATAATTCTACACAAGATTAGTAAATAATTTTCACCAATCCTAATTTTTGTGAATCTTTTTTTCACAAAAAGTCCTTAACCCGATCATAATATCTCTTATAAGTAGATAAATATAAACAGATGATATAATTAATATAGGTAGTGCAAACATAATGAACGCAGGTATCCATAGTAAGTCTTCTAAATACCTCATAGTTATATACTTTCTTCTGCGTTATCAGAGTACTCACATGCCTCATTATATATGTTTGGATCTACTTGATTGACATAGTCAACAAAGTGATCATACCATTGTATAATCTTATCCTTATCTTTCATAAGACTTAATTTCTTTTCTTTCATTTCATTCTCATTTGGTTGAGAGTTTGCATATTCTAAATCGTTTCTTGTCTCCATAATTTTATTTATTTAATTTTAATTCTCTATATTTTTTTGCAACATCTTCCAGATTGTCTAATTCAGTATTGCTATATACACCTAACAGATTGTTAGTTAGTGTTTCATACTCATCATACATCTCATTATAAAAATCTTGTGCCTCATCTGTAAAAATCATTCTAATATCGTTATCTAAATCACTTTTAAGTTCTCTGTATGTTTCAGCACCATAATTCATCTCTGTAATTTGTGTTGCTAATTCATCTATGTATTCCATAAATGTTGAATTTTCTATATATATCTTGCTCATAATTTTAGTTTTTTAAGTTATTAATATATTCTTGTGCATCTTCTTTTGTTCTAAATAATTTTCTGGTAGGTTTTATATTGTATATCTCCTCGCTAACATCATCCCAACAACTCCATAAGATCTGGTATTCATCTAGGTTATACACCTTATCCTTGTGCTTGATCACAATATAGTAATCATCCCCTTCTTTAAATGGGTATCTTTCCATAACTAATCTTCTTTTTCTTTAAGTCCCATATCTTCAGCAAAGTATCT